TGCCGCAGTGCTGCACAGTGCATGTCATAATGTCACATGCAGGTATGCCATCGTGACACAAGCAACGCACCGCAAGGCAATCCCCAAGGCTACAGCAGACAGCGCACAGCACAGCACAAAATAGCAATATTGCTGCACTGCAAACGTAACGCTTGGTTATGCCCCATCACCAATGCTTATGATGTCACCGGATACACAATCCGCTGGCCTAGTGTAAGCCATTGCATGTATTGATGTATTATTGCCATGTTGCATCCATGTTGCACTGGCCTGGTAGGTCATGAGCAAATAGACCGGGGTAGCCGCCGGCGGTACCCCCGAGATGCGCTGGCGCTGGAAAATTCACCTGATGGCTCTGCCACGCGCTGTTCTGTGTGTGCGTGTGAATGTAGTCCTAAATAGACCGGGGGTAGCTATATACCGGATTTTGGTGACAGGAGTGCCTTGCGGGGATAACAAAGTTATCCTGATTGTGGTGGAACATGCTTGACACCAAAAGTCGGTCCTCATCCATAGTATTGCCGCCGCTGGATGAGATGGGTCCGCGTATGCAGGCGCTTTCTGGCGATGCGCAGCGCAGGTTTGTGCTGGCATTGCTACAGGCGCACACGCCGACTGCGGCGGCTAGGCTTGCCGGTTATTCCGATCACAAGGAAGCTGCCAAGGTGCGTGCGCACCATTTGATGCAGAATGCCGATGTTCTGGCGGCGCTGCACGAAGTTTCGTGGAAAAAGTTGAACGGCATCGCTGTTAGGGCGATTGAGGCTCTAGACCGGGTTGTGGCGGATCCTGACAATCCCAAGCATCTTGTTGCAGTGCAGATGGTTCTCGACCGCACCGGCTTTGCCGCGCAGACCGAGCATAAGGTGACGGTGGAGCATAAGGTGGACGATCTTCAGTTGAAGGCTCTTGCTGCGCGCTTTGCCCACGATACCGGCGTGCCGATGCAGAAACTATTGGGGTTTAACGATGTCATCGATGGAGAATTTAAGGAGGTTGCAGATGATGAAGGTGGGACGACCGAAAGCGGAATACCCGACAAAACAAACAGCAATACGGATTGATGCTGATTTGCTTGCGATATTGAAGAACGAGGCTGGCAAGAACGGCGTATCGACAAGCGAGGAGATACGGCAACGATTGTGGAATAGCATTGGTATGTCGCCGGAAGTGTTACATGAAGTAAAACGGTATGAAGCAGCATGGCTGGATATGTAGCGATGTCATCGATGGAGAATTTCAAGAAGTCAATGGTGAATCCGCAGATACCGGAGAAGCCGCTGACGCCGCAGGAGCGCCGGAAAGTCCTGATCTGGCTGGCGGAAAGACAGAGGTTCAATAAATTCGCGTACTTCGAGCCGTATGTGAAGCAGCGGCAGTTTTTCAATATGGGCCTGGGCGTGCGCGAGCGGCTGCTGATGGCTGGAAACCGCGTCGGCAAGTCGCAAGCCGGGGCCTTCGAGGCGGCAGCCCACCTCACCGGCAATTATCCCAAATGGTGGAAGGGGCGCAAGTTTGACCGGCCGGTGCGCGCGTGGCTCGCCGGCGAAACATCGGGAGTGGTGCGCGATGTCCAGCAAGCGAAGCTGTGCGGCGAGCCTGGGGTGGATTCGGATTTCGGAGCGGGCCTCATTCCTAAGGACGCTTTCGCTGATAAGCCGTCTCTCGCCAGAGGCGTCACGGACGCTTACGACACTATCCAGGTCAAGCATATCAGCGGCGGTATCAGCGTCGCGCGCTTCAAATCGTATGAACAGGGCCGCGCCAAGTTCCAGGGTGAAACGCTCGACTTCATCTGGTTCGATGAGGAACCGGACCTCGCGATCTACTCGGAAGGACTGACCCGCGTCGCCGCTACCGGCGGCATGGCCTACATGACGTTCACGCCGCTTAAAGGTCCAAGCGATGTGGTGACGCGCTTTACCGACGAGCCGAGCGAGGATCGCGGCATGGTGTCCATGCAGATCGAGGACGCCAAACACATACCGCCGGAGCAGAGAGCGTCCATCATAGCCGGCTACCCCGCGCACGAGCGCGAGGCGCGCGCCAAAGGCGTGCCAATGCTGGGGTCGGGCCGGATATTCCAGGTCACGGAGGAATCGATTTCGGAGGCCATCATCGACAACGTGCCGGGCCATTGGGGAAAAATATGGGGCGTGGACTTCGGCATCATGCACGCCTTCGCGGCGGCGCTGCTGCTGTGGGACCGAGACAATGATGTCATCCATGTGCACCATGTCATTCGCATGAAGGACTGCGGGCCGCTGCAACACGCGGTGCCAATGCGCAATATCGGGGCTTCCGTGCCGGTGGCATGGCCGCACGACGGCAATGTGCGCGGTGACAGAAACACCGGGCAGACCGTGCAGAAACTCTACAAGGACCAGGGCCTGCACATGCTCAAAGAGTGGGGAACCTGGCCGGACGGCGGGTTTTCCACCGAGGCCGGCATCATGGAAATGCAGGAACGCATGACCACCGGCAGGTTCAAGGTCGCCAACCATCTGTCTGATTTCTTTGACGAGTTCCGGCTTTATCACCGCCGCGACGGCCAGATCGTGAAAGAAAGAGACGATATCTTGTCGGCCGTACGTATCGGCCTGATGATGAAACGCTACGCCAAGAACGTGCCATTGGGCTCCATGGACGTGCGCCGGCAGACCGGTTCCGGCCCGCAAATAGCCGAAGGCATCGACTTCGACCCGTTCCAGCCGTTCGACTAACAGTGCCTTGCGGTAGGCGGTGCCCCGGAGCAACTTGCGACGGTCTGCTCTCATGGAGGCGCCGGCATGGCCACACCCAACCCGTCATCGCTCGCCAATATCAACCTGGGGCTAGGCGGGCTGGGCGATGCTCTCAATCAGCAAATGGCCGACCAGGAGGAGGAGCGCAAGAAAAAGCTCCTGCAATCCGCCAATCCACAGGGCAGCAGCAAACAAGCTACCGCTATGGGCCTGGGCGCCATAAACCTGCTCGGCGGCTACAGTGGCTAGATTGTCCACCGGAATGCTGCCGGAAGTCCTGCGCACGTCATGGCAGGGCCGGCTGATCGCGGCTACGCGCTATCGCCCGCTCGGCGCGGTGGTCATGTCGGTGGTGGCGCATTCCGACGACGAAGCCATGGAGGAATTACTGCACGCGCTGTTTGACGACTTCGCCGGATTGCGCCCGCCCGGCCTGTGCAGCGCCGGCAAGATCGCGCAGAGCGGCGCCATCGTGGCCGACATCATTCGCAAGGACGGCATCCGCATTCTGAATGCCACAATCTTCAAAGACGAGGAGCAGATGCAGGGCGCGTTCCGTCGCCTCGCAGACGATATCAAACTCAACGACGACGACCGCATCGAACTGTTCCGCTACGCGCAGAAATGGATCGTGGCCGACCGGCGGCTCGATCCGAATTTCTCCGTGCATGACCCTGATGCCAGAAGGTTCGCATTGAATTAAACATGGCCGCAAAATCAAAGCCGAATTTCAATTTCAACGTCACGCTTAATTCAGCGAACGCGCAGGTGCTCGATGGAATGCCGCGCGATATACCGTGGGACGAGCAGGAGCTAGTTACCCAACTGCTGCAAGAGTTTTCGCAGATGACGATCTGGCGAAATACTTTTGCGATCCAGTGGGAGGAGGTGGCCCAACTCATTCACCCCAACTCGCGCAACACTTTTTTCTACATGAACTACAATTGGCCGGGCACCAAGAAATCCCAACAGCAGATCGACGCCACCGGCATGATGGCGCTGCACAGGTTCGCCGCCATCTGCGATTCGATGCTCACGCCGCGCAACATGGAATGGCATACGCTCGCCGCCAACAACGATTACGTCATGAAGGACCGGCAGACGCGGCTGTGGTTCGATGAGGTCAATCGCATACTGTTCAACCAGCGCAACCAGCCGTCGAGCAATTTCACCGGGCAGAACCAGAACAACTTTCAGTCGCTCGGCGCGTTTGGCAACGCGGCGATGTACGTCGATAAGTTCGACGGCTCGAGCCACGGCCAACGGCCCGGCCTGCGCTACAAGTCGATCCCGCTCGGTGAACTGTTCCTGGGGGAAAACCATCAGGGCCTTGTCGATCGGTTCGTGCGCTGGTTCCGGCTCACGGCATACCAGGCGGTGCAGAAATGGGGCATCGAAGCTCTACCCGCGAGCCTGCACGCGCCGCTGAAACAGAACAGCCAGTGGCCGTACAACTTCCTGCACTTCGTCAAGCCGCGCCACGACTTCGATAGCGAACGCCTCGACAAGCGCGGCCTGCCGTTTTGTTCGTATTATGTCTCTATCGAAGGCCGCTGCCTGATGGCCCCTGAAGGCGGTTATCGCTCGCTACCGATATGCCCAAGCCGATACGACCAGGGACCGAACGAGGTGTACGGGCGCGGGCCGGCGCAGATGGTGCTGCCGGCGCTCAAGACGCTCAACGCGCAAAAGGCCGACTTCCTCACGCAAGGCCACCGCGCGGTGGCGCCCGTGTTCATCACCGGGGATGACGGCATCGTAGGCTTCTCCATGCGGCCGGGCGCGCTCAACAAGGGTGCCATGACCGAGGACGGCAAGAAACTCATCGACGTGCTCCCCGCGGGGAACATCCAGATTTCCGAGAAGATGATGGACATGGAAAAGGAACTGATCCAGGACGCCTTCCTGGTCAGTCTGTTCAAACTCATCCTCGACGAGAAAATCCTGACCGCTACGCAGGTCACTGAGATCGTTAATCAAAAGGGCATCTTGATCGCGCCTACCCTTGGGCGGCAGCAGTCCGAGTATCTCGGGCCGATGATAGACAGAGAACTGGACCTACTGGCCGAGCAACGGCTCCTGCCGCCCATGCCTCCTAGGCTTGCCGAGGCCAAGGGCGAATACAAGGTTGTTTATACAAGCCCGCTGGCAAAGGCCCAACGGGCCGGCGAAGTGTCCGGTTTCACTAGAACTTTGGATATAGCCCATCAGGTAGCCCAGGCGACCGGCGATACGTCGATCTACGATCCGTTCGATTTTCAGGTGGCACTGCCGGATATCGCAGACATCAACGGCACGCCGGAACGCTGGATGGCCGACAAGCGGGCCATGGCGCAGAAGGCGCAGAACCGCGCCAAGGCGCAGCAAATACAGCAACAAATACAGGCGATGCCCAGCCAGGCGGCTATGATGAAAGCCCAAGCCGTGCAGGCCAAGGCCGGCATGGGACAACAGGGCGGCGCACCGCAAGGCCAGCCGCAGCAGCAACCGCAGCAAGGTCCGGGGCCGTAAATGTCCGACCAGGCCGCAGTCGAGTCGATCGAGGCCCATTGCCGCAACTTCCGCATGGCATTTGGTTCGCCATCTGGACAGGCGGTGCTGACCTACATGGCGGATTTCTGCCGCGCCGGGGAAACCTGCGTAGCAATAGAGAAGCGCGGCGCGCCGATCGATATTCACCGCACGCTGGTCCTTGAGGGCCGCCGCGAGGTGTTCCTTGAAATACAGCGTTTCTTGAGTCTCTCGCCGGAACAGATTTTCATGGTCGCTACCGGCCGGCCAATCAACCTAGGAGAAAATACCGATGCCTGAAGCCGACACCGGGGCTGCCGCAACGACCGCGACAACGGCCACCGGAACGACAGCAACACCACCCACTACCCCGACAGCGCCCTGGTACGAGGGTAAGGCCGATGCCGAAACCATCGGCTATTTGCAGAACAAGGGCTGGGCCGACGATCCGGTCAAGGCCGCCATCGAAGCCAGCAAGGCGCACCGCGCCGCCGAACGCCACCTGGGCGCGCCCGCCGATCAGTTGATCCGGCTGCCCAAGGACGGCAACGATCCGGCCTGGAACAACGTCTGGAACCGGCTGGGCAAGCCGATCGATCCTAAACTGTACGACTTCTCCGACATCAAGCTGGCTGACGGCTCGGCAATAGATGACGCCTTTGCCGACACGCTGCGCAAGGCCGCCTTCGAAAACCACATCCCGAAGGACGCCGCCAAGGCGCTCGCATCCGCCATGGTCAAGCACGCTGAGCAAAGCGATGCCACCGACGCGCTAGAAGCCAAGGCAAAATGGGACCAGGGCGTTGCCAAGATCAAGGAATCCTGGGGACCGAAGTTCAATGCCAATCAGTTGCAGGCCATGGAAGGAGCCCGCAAGCTCGGTATCAGCCAGGAACTCTACGACACCATGGCGAAAGCCGCCGGCGTCGATGTCATTGCCGAATTGTTCCGCAAGATCGGCTCCGGCATCAGTGAGGACAGACTGGTGGAGGGTAATAATTCGTCACCTGATACCGTTGAGGCTGCGATGGCGAGAAAGGCTGAGTTGATGGCCGACAAGGATTGGATAGCGCGCTTTCGCAAGAACGGAGTTCATGAGGTAAACGAAATGCGATATCTGAATAGAAAAATTACTGGCGTGTATGATATATCGGCTTAATGCACACTTTGGCGCAAACCATCGCGGTCGTCTTGGCGGTTACGTTTCTTGCCTTGATGATTGCCGAATTTGTTATCAGGAGATATGACCCATGAGCGACCAGAGCCAGGCTACCGAATTGCCCCCGCCGCCCGTCAAGCAACGCCGCAAGCGCGGGCCGAACCGTCCCAAACTCGCGGTGGTGGCTGCGCCAAAGCCGTCGCCGTTTGCCGGCATGACCAAGATGAACTGTTGCGATGGCTGTCACAAAGGCCATTGCGTCGTCAGCAACAACACCTACTGCGCGCATCCCTACAAGGGCGGCCTGCAAAACAAGGACATGCTTAAGCACGAGGCGGTCAAGCGCTTCGGCGCCGCCAAGGCTTTCCTCGCGCACCAGATGGTCAGGGAGAGTTGATTGCCCTGGTCTGCCAAGTCTTTCGCCAAGAAACACAATAAGAAGCTGTCTGGACCGGCAGCTTCCAAGGCGGCGGCGATGGCGACTGCCATGGTTAAGTCAGGCACCCCGGAAGGAATCGCCATTGCTACCGCCAATAAACACGGCAACAAGATGATGGGCCGGCACGTCAGGAAAAAGAAATAATGCCGATGAACCTTGGGCTGCGCGGCGGCAAGCGGGCGCTGGATATGTTCTCCGGCGAACCGCGTGCGCCGCTCATTGCGCCAGTTCACGGCGGGGGCGACATGCACAGGATCATGATTATCCGGCACGGCTCGACCGACCTCAACGACAGCAAGACATCGGTCGATCGCATTCGGGGCTGGAAGGACATTCCGCTCAACGAGGAAGGCCGCGCGGAAGCCCACAAGATGGCCGACAAGCTCGCCAAGAAGCCGCCGGATGTGCTGCTTACTTCCGATCTCAAGCGTGCGAGCGAGACGGCTCATATCGTTTCGGCCAGGATCGGCGTGCCGGTGTCGGAGCGCAGCGAGGGCTTCCGGCCGTGGAATGTCGGCACCTATGCCGGAAAACTGTCGTCGGAGGCGGTGCCGATCCTCTCCGACTACGCCAAGAACAAGCCGGATGAAAAGGTGCCGGGAGGGGAATCGTTCAATGATTTCAAGCATCGCTTCTTCGATCATCTGGCGCAAACGCTCGATAAATATAACGGCAATCACGTCGCCATCGTTACGCACTATCGTAATGAGCGGCTTCTTGAAGCCTGGAAAGCAAAAGGTTTTCCGAAATCGGGAGAGATCGACCGCAAGGTCTTTGCCGAGAAAGGCCCTGCTCCCGCTCACGTCACTGAAATATCGATCCCGCGCAGTAGGCTTGAAACTGGTCCCAGCATGACCAAGGCGGAAGCCGATTACATGGAACAGAGCGATAAAGCCTATCATTGCAAGGATTGCAGCATGTTCCTGCAACCGGATTCCTGCACGCTGGTCATGGGCAAGATCAATGCTGACGGATGGTGCAAGCACTACGAAGGCAAATAATGCCTTGCGGTGAAGCCAGCGTTGTGCAGTTATCGCGCCCAGCAAAGTTAAGAACCTTCCCGGTGTTGCGGTCCCCGTAAGGTCAAGACCGCATTCGGGTAGTTACGGCCCCCGTCAACGGACAAGGCCGAAGGTCTGAGGCCCCGCTATTCGAGCGGAAAAGCCATCATTCTTTCGTTCAACCGCACAAGGGGATCGGCCGTGTCCGAAAATCTCGTCAAACTTTACGTCGAGGAGTTCTCGACCAACCTCATGATTGCGCTGCAACAGCGCGAGTCGAAACTGCGCGGCCGCGTGATGGAAGGACATCACATCGGTCAGCAGGCTTCGCCCGTCGAATACATCAAGAACATTCAGATGCAGGCCCCGGCTGGCCGCTTCTCGCCGCTCAACCGCCAGGACGTGGACTTCTCGCGTCGGTGGGTGCTGCCGGTGGACAAGGAAGCCTCGCAACTCATCGACAGCTTCGACAAGCTCAAGCTGCTGCAAGATCCCACATCGCGCTATTCCGAAGTCGCCGCCGCCGCCGTCGCCCGCGAATGGGACGACCGCATCATCGCGGCAGCGTTCGGCACCGCGCTCACCGGAACCGGCGTTGCCGCAGCCCTCACGTCCGAGACATGGGCATCGATATCCAGTTCCTACACCGTGCTGGACGAGTTCGGTTCCGCCGCCGACAGCGGCCTGACGGTAGCCAAGCTGATCGAAGCCAAGCGTATCATGCGCAAGGCGCAGGTCGAGGTCGATACCGAGCCACTCACGATCGTCACCAACAGCCAGGGCGAAAGCGACTTGCTCAATCAGGTGCAGGTGGTCAGCACGGAGTTTGCCGGCGCCGACCGTCCCACGCTGGTCGAGGGCAAGGTCGTCAGGTTCATGGGCTTTGACATCGTGTACAGCGAACGTCTTGCTGCCGCCGATACCAACGTGCGCGCCAACATCGCGTTCGTGAAGTCCGGACTGTATCTCGGCGTATGGCAGGATGTCCGCAACGACATCGCCCAGCGCAAGGATTTGAGCAGTCTGCCTTGGCAGATTTACACGCAAATGAGTTCGGGCGCGACCCGACTCGAACCAGGGCGCGTGATCGAAGTCGATTGCGCGGACACCTCGACAGTCGCCGACGTAACGCCGTAGGAGCCAAACATGGCACAAACCTCCCATCTGAAAGCTACGGCAGTTACCAATCTCGACGCAACCCCGGCTGTTTTCGCGACGGCCGGTGAGGGGGCTGGCGGTCGCGTACGCGCGATCGGCGGTTATGTCACGCCTATCACGCTCGACGACGCGGCGACCACCTACCAGTTCTGCCGCGTGCCAACTCATGCGCGCGTCAAGCAGGTGTTGTTCGAGAGCGAGGCCCAGGGCGCCGGCAAGGTGCAGTTGGGCGTCTATTACTCGACCAGCCTGACTGACGGCACGGTGGCCGCCAATCAGCTATCGACCGGCGCGCCCAAGGTTGTGACCAGTTCAGGTTCGACCAGCCAAGTCAATTACTTCTCCGGCGACATCGATTGCGCATCGGCGGTTGGGCAGGCCGACTACACCTACTTCGGTACGGCGCTCAACACGCTCGACAAGCGCAACAAGCGGTTGTGGGATGCCTGTGGTCTATTGACCGATCCTGGTGGTTACTTCGATATCGTCGGGACGGTTCATACCACGACCGTCACCACCGGAACCGGCAAGATGGGCGTCTGCGTCCTCTACGTCGATTGAGGTAGATCATGGCACAGACATCCCATCTGAAATCGGCCATTATCACGGCTATGGAAACCGTGCCGCCGACCCAGGCCACGATCGGCGAGGGCGCGGCCGGCTGGCTGCAAGAGGTTAACGGCTTCGTCACCACGGTATCGCTGGACGCCCTGGCCTCTACTTATCAACTCGTGCGCGTGCCGACGACCGCCAAGGTCAAGCGTGTGATCTTCGAGGCGGAAGCCATGACGCAGGGCGAGTTCCAACTCGGTGTCTATTACTCGTCCAGTACCAGTGATGGTACGGCATCGCCCAATGCCGGACTGGTTGTTACCAGTAGCGGCAGCACAAGTCAGGTCAACTTCTTCTCCGGTGACATTGACTGCACGAGTGCGGTAACTCCGGTTGACCGCACCTATTACGGCACCGCCTTGAACACGCTGGACAAACGCAATCAGCCGCTATGGCAGGCTTGCGGCTTGACGGCCGACCCCAAGGGGTTCTTCGATATCGTGGCGACCTGCGATGGTGCCACCGTCACCACGGGTGCGCGCATGGGCGTGACCGTCCTTTATTGCGAGTGACCGCAAATGGCACGCAACGCAGTAGGGATTACACTCGGACAGCAAATCGGAGAGAGTACTTATAATTCGAGCGGCGCCGCCATTTCGACTGCATCCGGCAACCTCTCCGCGCTGGATACCGCTGTTGATCTGACCGTCACCGACAGTGCGCTTATGCAGGGCACACTCAAAACCAACGTGGCTGCTGCCGTGGCGCAACTCGTGACTGACGCCGGCTCTCCAACACAGGGGCACGTCACTACGCTCAATACGGCATGGGGCCTGCTCTCGACCGCCATGACCACGGTCGATACCGATGCCCTGGCGGCACAGGTGCTTTCCGATGCAGCCGTGGCCGAAACCAGCAGTGCAAACCTTGTCGTGGATTACGATGCGGCTATAATCACCAACATGAACCAGTTGCGGGCCGCGCTTCGATCTGCATTGCTGACCTTGGCTGGTTCCGGCACACCTACGCTCTAACGGAGAATAAGCATGTCGGATCATTTTGTTGCACTGCATCGCGGAGTTGAAGGAAGCAAGTACTCCGATTTCCTGACCGGAACATCATCGACTTCGACAGCCTTATTCGAGGTTCGTATTCTTGACGGCGTGACGCCGACCAAGACGGAAGTCAACAAGGCCATGGAAGCATTCGAGCGGTTCTTCGAGAACTCCCAGCAATTGGTTGCGGCCGGCTTCGACGTGAAGGGCTGATATGGTCAACCGCCTGACAAATCAATCGTGGAGCAACATTGCTGCCACACCGGCAGTGTTTACGCTGCGCGGCGGTCTTTACGCACTGACGGTAGTTGGCACGTTCGGCACGTCGATTGTTTTGCAGCGGCTATCGACTGACGGAACGACTTACGTCAGCGTTATCACGGCATTGACCGCCAATGGGTTTGTCACGGCGCAATTGCCGTCTGGCACATACAAGTTGCTGGTGACTTCCGTAACCGGCATCTATGCGGATTTGGTCGCCATCGCCGAGCCGGTGTGATGCTGCACACCCTTTACATCCTGATCTTCGGCGGATTGTCTGCCATGATTGGCGGGATTGGTGGGACATCAGCCAACTATGTTGCCGAAGATGGTACTACGTTTTATGTAGCCGAGGATAATGCAACCTTTTACATCAACGAGTTCTAAATGGCCAATCAGAAACTATCAGCCATTACGGCATCTGGTGCAAACCTAGTTGCTGCCGATACGTTGGTTGGCATAAATTCCGGCACTACCGATCTGCTGTTTTCTGGCACGCAGATTAAAGCATTCACTAGCGCATCTCCTACGATCACCGGCCATGCCACAATAGAAGGTGTGACGGCAACCGGCGCGACTGGCACCGGAAAGTTCGTGTTTGATGGAACGCCTACGCTGGTAACGCCGGTTCTTGGTGTAGCCACGGGAACAAGTCTAGCTCTCAATGGCACGACTATCGGCAGCAATTCGATATCGTTGAAGGGAACTGTCGAGATTGACGGCAGTTCGTCCGGCGCAATTACGATACAAACGCAAGCCGCAGCCGGAACATATAATCTCAATCTTCCGACAGGCGCGGGAAACTCCGGCGATGTGCTGACCTCCGGCGGCGGCGGCTCGACCGCAATGAGTTGGGTCACACCAATCGCCATCAACAATCTGACCGATACCTGGAATAATATCGCCACCACGTTCACCGCCGTTAAGATGAATGTGACAGACACTAACAGCGCGTCGGCATCGCTGTTGCTCGATCTCGAAGTAGGATCGTCCAGCAAATTCAGCGTTCGCAAGGATGGTTTGACCACTATTGCTGGTGCTATTTCAGTAACAGGGCATACGACATTCGAGGGTGTGACTTCCACAGGTGCAACCGGCACCGGCAAACTGGTTTATGACGGTACACCAACGCTAGTTACTCCGGTTCTAGGTGTTGCTACAGGAACCAGCATTGCTCTCGGCGGCGCTACGCTTGGCAGTAATGCCCTCGCCATTACGGGAACGGCATTCATTTCTGGTGCGTTTACCCATGGTGTTCAGCAAACCACGCAAGGCTCAATCGTACTCGCTAACACAGCGGCGGGAGCGTTTGCCACCACCATCAAGTCGAGCAACAGTGCCACGGCAGCCGTTACTTACACGTTACCGACTGCTGTTGGTGCAGCGGGAACAGTTCTGACTGACGCGGCAGGCAACGGAATATTGAGTTGGGCGGCCGGTGGCGGCGGCTTAACCGTTGGCACTTCGACAATTACAAGCGGGACCAATACTCGCATTCTCTACGATAATTCCGGCGTGGTAGGTGAATATACTTTGTCCGGTTCTGGCACAGTTGTTGCCATGCAGACTTCTCCGGCCTTGATTACTCCTGCTCTTGGAGTTGCTACCGGAACCTCGCTGGCGCTCAACGGCGCTACCATCGGCAGTACGTTTCTCGCCGTTACGGGGTCGGACAATAATTACACCGCCTCAATCGGTGGCGGAAATACCACTGGCTCCGGCACGCACGGCGTAGGATTAAATATTACCGGGACGTTGAACACCTCCGGCATCGTCGTCGGCGGTGGCTTCTTTATGAATGTCACTAATACCGCGAGCGACGCCGCATCATCGTTGATGGAAGTGCAAAACAGCACGACCCGCGTTTTCGCGGTCCTAAACGATAAAGTCATAGTGAAAGGATTGAAATGCCCTGGAAATTTGGCGTGCAGGGCATCTGACGACTCTGTAATTTGGCAGGGGACTACAGCAGAATTTCAGGTATCCAAAAATACCGGATTTGCCTTAGCAATCGGATTTGGCAACGCGGGATATTCAAGTTGCGATACGATCTTGCAGCGTCGTACAACAGCCACCCTCAATCTTGGTTTGGCAGACGTAAACACCGCCCCTGTCGCGCAGACAATTACGGTGCAGCGTCCTCTCGCGGGCGGAACGTCCGATGTGAACGGCGCAGATTTCACAATCGTATCAGGTCTGAATAAAGGCTCCGGCACACCCGGAAAGATCATATTTCAATCTTCTATTGCAGGAAGCACCGGAACGGTTATTGCCACGCCAGCGGCGGCAATAACTATCGCTAATTCAAGTGCAACTGGGATTGCCTTCAACGGTTATGGAGCAGGGGCCATGTCAACCGATGCAAGCGGGAATATCACCGCCACATCGGATGAAAATGTCAAGGACATCCAAGGCGCTTTCACTTCCGGCCTTGCCGAACTCATGCAGATCAAACCAATCCGCTACAAATGGAAACCGTCGAGTGGTATGGAAACAGAGCATGAGTATGCCGGATTTGGCGCTCGCAACGTCAACTCGATAATCCCGTTGGCAACTGGGCAGAACCGTGACGGTTCACTCACCTTACAGGATCGTGCATTGCTCGCCGCTTGTGTCAACGCAATCAAAGAATTAGCCGCACGAGTTTAAGAAATGTCCCTGATCTCCGTATCGGGGACAACAATGCTTGTGAAGAGAAGCATATCGCTCGCTTCATTGGTTGGGTATGTACCGGCTAATTTTAATATGGCTCCATGGCCCGGTGCCTTTGCTCAGGCATCTGATTTCAGCGGCAATGTGCAAGCGATAGGGCAATATAATTGGGTTAACTCGACGGTTTCTAAGAATGTTTCTCTGCTCGATGGAACGAGCAACGGACAAAAACTCAAAGAGGATTCTTCCAACAATCAGCACTACGTTGTCTCGCGAGATACGGGAACAAATAAACAAGCGACCTGTACCTACCGGATGGCGTGCATTGCGCAAGCTGCCGAAAGAACTAGGATCGTCGTTTCTCTTACGCGCTACAGTGATGAAACCAACGGAACGGTATCGGTCGGTTTTGATCTCTCTGGCGGCAATGTCGGCTACGATCTCGTAAATGGTAGCGAATTTACTATTACAAATTATAGTATGTCTGCCCTGGGATCGGGTTGGTGGCTTTGCATTTTCGACGCGACATTTAATTCTGGCGTTCCTGGTACAACCGCCAGCGCAAATTGGCTTCAGCAAATTAATCTCGATGCGGGGTCAGGGACAGCAGCAAGGAATATCAGCTATCAAGGCAACGGATCGTCCGGCATCAATCTTTGGTGGCTCAATCAGCTTCCAAGGGCCGTGTGGGACATGAACAATCGTGTTTTTCACGACGATTTCACTGACCTGTCAACGATTGATGTCAACAATACGTTGGCTCCAGGGTTCAACTGGTATGTCAATAATCTAGCGCCAAATTCCGCCTACCCGACATTCAGTTGGCAGCATCGCGGGGCTGGAGGAAATGAAATCACGCTGCCTAGTAGTTTATCTATTTCGAGTCCGTCAGTTCTAAAGATTTATAATGCAGGAGCCGCGCCACAAAATCCATGGACGGCGATGCTGTGGAGTGTGGCCTGCCCAGATGCTGGGGGATATATCGGCAGTGTATTTGGTGCGCCTGTCATCTTCGACGGATATTTTGCCTGGGATGTTGTGACATCGACCGGCCTAGGTCCGGCGTTCTGGGGTTCGGCCATAGAGAGTCTTATCAATACCGGCCTGTCTGCCGCAAACGATATGCTGGAATGGGATGTTACGGATATTCAAGGGTCAACGAGTGTAGCGCACGATTGGTATCAAGTTGCCGGTGTTGTGCATGACAATCAGATAGGATCAGTCGATACGACATCGACTGTCGAGCCTGCAATTTCATCAAGTAAGTTTGCCAGAATTACCGGAATATGGCTGGATTCTACCACCAACGGAGACAATTGCGGTCGTTTCATGCACTTCCTCAACGGTCAATTCATCAACAATTCTGAATTTGTTTATTATCCCTTGACTGATACTCACGGTGCCGCAATAGAAACTCAGCATTTGCCGGTATTCATGGACACCGGAGTTAATGTCACAGGACTTGCAATCGCCATCCCCATGTACGTCGATTGGGTTAGTGTTTACACACCATAGGAGCCAACATGATAAACACTCTTGAGCAGCGTCTAAAGCAGCACATTGGCGAACTCGTGTTCGTCAACCACGAATTGCAACGGCAACTTGAAGAAGCGCAGGAAAGGCTCAAGGCGCTGGAGCCTAAAGAGCAGGATAAGCCGCAGTTACATGCCGTCGAGTAGTGCCTTGCGGTAGGGCGTAAATAGGTCAAATTGCGGCATCAAGGGAGCCGCCGATGCTATTTCAGACCCCAGGTTTTACCTCGGTCGAGGATATCGCCAATCGTGCCTTGCAGCATTGCGGCGGCAACCGCATAGCATCCATTACGGAAAGCAGCAAAAACGCCAAGGAAGTGCAGGCTTGCTACACCAAGCTGCGGCAGGCTGAACTGCGGCGTAATAACTGGACCTTTGCCGTTCGCCGCGCGGTTCTACGGCCGGTTGATACCAATTCGATGCTTTGGACGCCGCCGGCCTGGGCGGTAGGCACGACCTACGCCATGGGGCAGGTGGTGAGCTACGACGACGGCTTTGGCAGCCGGTACTGGCTGTCGGTGGCGTCGGGCAATGTTGGCAATATCCCCACTAACAACAACCAATGGGAAAATTACTTCGGCTCGCTTGTGGCCACGCCATACACCGTCAAGACCAACTATTATGCCGGCGATCTGGTCTATGAGACGCAGAGCAACGGCACTTTCAAGGTCTATATGTCGCTGATGAGCGGAAACGCTGCCGATCCCAGCGTAACAAACACCTGGGATGCCACCGTCACCTACGATAAGGGCACGATCGTCACCTATGCCTCGACCAATTACATCAGCAACGTCGATGGCAATATCAACCTTATCCCGCCCAGCTTTGCAACGCAGTGGACCGTGACGGCATCTACCGGCTCCTATCAGTGGGTACTGGTCGGCACAAACCTTGTGGCGCTCAACATTTTCTATCCGTTGCAAGCCGGGCCGTTCTCGCAGTCGCAGACCAAGAACGTGTTTCCGTTGCCCTATGGATATCTGCGCAAGTGCAACCAAGACCCCAAGGCCGGCTCAACATCATTCCTGGGGGCGCCATCAAGCCT